GACTAACATCGCTGAGGCCATGGTGGGCTGGTGGGCAGACTGGGATACGTTCAGCCCTCCTGGGAGGACCGTGAACGCCAGAGGGAACATGCCTACGATCCTGGTCCCCATGAGGATCTTCCTGGATGGACCACAGCCAGCACAGCCACAGCAGGTACAGCAGGCAGCGGCTCCTGATACTTCCCAGGCCCCTCCGTCCACCAGTAATTTTCAGGCTGGTCCCCCTCCTGCGGCATTCCAAGCTGGACCCCCTCCATCGTCTGAGGCTACGCCTCAGCCGCCTCCCCCGGTAGCTGTGGTGGAGACCCCTTCAGTGGCTGGTAGCGAATCCACTAATGAGTCTGCTAGTGAGTCCTTTAGCGACATGATACGGATCACCAAGGAGTTACTGGCTCAGAAGTCCCCGATCACCCGGCAGGAGCTTTACAAGGAGCTGTTCCAGGGGTTGACCAACGGGCATGGGGAGCCTGCCAGCCTGGACCAGAAGGGCTCCGCAATAAGTGCTCTTTACACGCCGGATGAGTCTGGGTTTGGAGCGGCTATGACGGAGGCGGGGCTGACCTTGACAGGGGAAGCCATCAGTTGATGTCCGGTAGGAAGTATGGCGGGACAGGAGGGTTAGTATCCTGTGTCCTGTGTGACGCTGTGGGTTTGATACCGTGCCCTAGATGCAATAAACCTTTGTGTATCCGGCACGGGGAGCCTCACCCAAAGCAGAACTACTACCCGGAGCAGTACTGCGCCGTACCAGTTAGGCTACTTAGGAGGTAGGCAATGGATTCCGAAGTCCACAGTATGAGCAACCTGGCTGACCTGCTGGACCCGCCTGGGTTTCGGGATCCCTCCAAACCTCATGTGACGGACCTGATCTATGCCATCGAAAATATAGGTAAGGAGCCGAAGCCGTTTGACTACGACGGGTTACCGGGCAATGTAAAAAATATCATGGCGATGGGGAGGATCTGGGAGCATCTGGCCCTCCAGGACATCATTAGGCAGGCCGTACATTTGGCCCTGGTGCCTGTCCCCAATCTGACCCTGGAGGTGGACGGGATTATCGGGTCACTTGACATGGCCCTTTATAGCCCGGACGAGCTGGATGGGACAGCCTCCGTAGTGGTCGAGGTCAAGGCCCGGTTCTCCCCACCAAGGGACGATTTCCCGAGGGGGAACCCGAGGTATATGCGCCAGGTTAAGGCGTACTGCCATATGACAGGAGCCAGGAAGGTCTGGATGCCGATACTATATCTAAGCTCCAGGCCCCCCAATTCGGAATATATTATTCATAAGTTCAATGTCAGTGATCTGGAGATAGAGGAAAATTGGAGAGCTATATGCAACACGGCGAACTACTTGCGGCTAAAAACGGGATGATGGACCCGGCAACCATACAGAGGCTGGGATTCACCCCGGCGCGTACTGAGGTCAGGAGGAGGCTACTCTGCCAAGTAGCTGCCCCCAAGGGATTTGGGAAGACCACATTTGCACTGACTGGTCCAGAGCCGATCTATTATTACAAGCTGGAGACCGGGGATGAAGGCGTGGTGGAGCCCTTTGCAGCAGCTGGGAGGGAGATCTATACCTACCGAGCTTACTACAACAGGGCAAATTGGAAGGAAGAGTGGACCAAGTTCCTGGACAGTATAGCCTACACCTGCCTGGAAATGAAGGACAAGCCCTGTACCTTCGTTTTTGACACCATGAGCGAGGTCTACGAGTTTGGCAGGATGGCCCACTTCGGGGGCAGGCTGTCCCAGGTAGTGCCCAGAGAATACGGTGTGATCTACGCTGACATGCGGGAGATCATAAGGAACGTGGAAGCCTGCGGAGCAAGCGGGATCTTCATCCAGAAGATGGGTCCTTCATTCGACAACAAGGCGGTCCTGGAGGTCAAGGGCTGGGATGATATCAAATGGGACATGCAAGTACTGCTCAGTCTACATAGGGTGGACGCTACCCCTGAGTATCCAGGGATCAGGTACATAGGCAGGGTAGACGAGTGCAGGCAGAACGGGCGGCTGGTAGGGACCCAGCTGGAGAACGGTGGACAGGATCCGCTCAATATAGAGCACTTGATGCGGATAGTCCATGGATGAAAAAGCAGGCACTCTGATGATCCAGGACATAGAGCCTCAGACTTTCATCTTACTGGATAGGGACAGGGTAATAAGAGAGGTCAGAGTCCCCGGCTGGCAGGCGGCTGTGTATAAGCTGAGGCCTAGCTTGACGCAACGGGTAGCTGTAGTCATAGACATACCACGCCCATGATCCTGCTGACTACAGCCCATAACGACAGGGATCTCAGGCCTATCTTCGGGTCCAAGGCGATCCCTGCTGCTATACCATGTGGCGATTTTATCTTTCATGGTCTCTGGCATGAAGGGAAGACGGTCTCCATCTGCGGAGACAGAAAGAAGTTCGCGGACCTGGTCAGCTGCATAGGGGATAACAGGCACCTGGACCAGGTGAGAGCGGCCAGAGAAGCTGGATTTGATTTCATTTTCGTAGTCCTGGAGGCTGAATGGAGAGACAAAGATGGCCAGGCTCAGTATAAGCGGAGAGGCTGGACAGATGCCGGTATTGAGACTGCGCGGGTCCATGCTTACCTGCTACAGCTTCAATACTATGGGGGGGTTAATGTATTCCAGACCAAGAATAAACAGGAGACAGTCAGGCTTGTGCTGGCGTTGGAGAAGATGTTTTCGCAGGCTCCGGAAGACCATTCTACACTGCTGGGGTTCTATACTGCACCTCCTCCCCTAGTCAGCCTCTATGGAAAGCCCAGCTTTATGAGGCGGGTGCTTAAAGAGCTGCCCGGTGTAGGCTGGGAGCTGAGTGCCAGGATTGAAGCCAGGGCTGTGAGTAAAGGGGATGAGCTGAAGGACTTGATCCATTGGACCAGGGAGGAATGGGAGCTAGTTGAAGGGATAGGCAAGGGTTTAAGTAGTCAGATATGGGAGGCGATAGGATGGCGGACCCGGAATGATCAATAAGACTGTACGGTTCTGGTGGTGTACCAAGCACCATGGGAATGGGACGTTCCTCCTGGTCTCCAATGCGTTTTGGAAATGCCAGAGCTGTGGGTATGAGGTGGAGCCTACAGCCTGGCCAAGGCAGGGAGATGGCGTATGAACGTACTGTTTGAGGCCAACCGTGCCTGCACTGAATGCATATTAAGGACGGACTGCCTGGGTCCTGTGCCTGCTGAAGGCCCTATGAGTGCGACACTGGCCTTTATTGGTGAGGCCCCTGGATACAAGGAGGATAAGGATGGGTTCCCGTTCAGGGGGCCAGCAGGCAGGTACTTTGATTCCCTGCTCAGGTCCATAGGGGTCAAGCGGGAGGAGGTCTGGGTCACAAATACTACGAAATGCAGGCCGCTAAAGAACAGGACGCCTACCAGGGACGAGGTGGAGTATTGCGCCTCCAGGTGGCTAGACATGGAGCTGGCAATGGTCAATCCCAGGATCATAGTGCCTATGGGAGATGCAGCGATTACACACTTCTTGGGAGAGGGGACAGTCTACGGAAGGCACGGAGTTCCTATAGCTATGGAGGCAGGATCATGGGGTACTTCTGGGATAACGTCGATATACCAACGCAAGGGGAAGGATGGGAATGTTGGGAGTGGAAAGCTGGAAAGTTTTCTTTTGGGCATGGAGCCTTCAAGTTCCAAGGACGACTCTGGAAAGCCCACAGGGTTGCCTGGGAACTCACCAATGGACCTATCCCAACAGGAGACTGGGTCCTCCACAGATGCAACAACCCCGGATGCGTTAGACCGGATCACCTCTACCTTGGAGATAGATCGGACAACACTAGAGACTCAGTTGCAGCAGGAACTCATAGAGAAAGCAGGAAAACTCATTGCCCCGCAAATCATCCCTATAGTCCAGAGAATACTCACTACAGACCCAACGGGCACAGGGTCTGTAGAGAGTGCTCACGGTATAGAGACAGACAGCGCAGGCCACCAGGTAGTCGTGTTGCCAATATATCACCCCGCTAGCGGGCTCCACAGAGTAGAACTGATGACTACCATCCAGGAGGACTTCCTCACCCTAAAGGAAGTCATAGAAGGTTCCTGGGAGCCTATGGTGGACCAGTACCCTGACCCTCAGTACCGGGACTGCTCTCTGGACTTGCCGGGAGAGGACGATGGCAGGTTGGTGGCAGTGGACACAGAATGGGTGGAGGGCAAGCTCTGGTCAGTCCAGTGTACGGATAAACCGGGGGAGGGGTCCTTCTACAAGGAGGCCCCGAAACTGTCCAATGTGGTGGTACATAACTACCTGGCAGATGCCCAGTATATAGACCTCCCTGAACACACCAGGGACACCATGCTCATGGCTTACCTGCTTGGACTGCCTCAAGGGTTAAAGGGGCTGGCCAAGAGGCTCTGTGGCATGGACATGGATTCTTATGAGGATATGGTAGGGAGGTACGGCAAGGAGAAAGCCCTTGAGTATCTCCAGGTAGGCACTAAAGTTGATTGGCCTGACCCCCCTGTGCTTGAGGACTTCACCTGGGACAAGAAAACCAATACTCTAGGCATGAAACAGAAGACCCCCCAGCACATCAGCAAGAAGATAGCTAGGATCTTGGCTGATGTCAGGGCAGGGAAGGTAACTAAAGCTGGACCAGTGGACCCTTACAGCCGATGGCACTCCATCGATTCCAGGGAACGAGCAGAGGTCGAAGCGGTCCTTGGACGTATGCCCGATGGGAACCTTGAGGACGTACCTGGGGGGGAGGCTGTAGTTTACAGTTGCCGTGACGCGGACGCCACTTTAAGAGTGGATGGAGTCCTCTGGCCCCAGATCGTAGAGAAGGGCCTCCAGACTGTATTTGAGATGGACATGGATACCTACCCTGTAGCCATGGAGATGATGAAGAACGGCATCAAGGTAGACTCTCGGAAGCTCAGGGAACTGGCAGATACGTTCTCTGGTCTGATGGTAGAGAAGTCGGGGGAGATATTTAAGGAGGCTGCTAAGGCAGGGTCATACCCGAACTTCAACCCGAACTCCAACTCGGAGCTGGTGAAGCTGTTCTTTGATCATCTTGGGTTCAAGCCTACCAAGCTTACCCGGACTGGCCTGCCTTCTGTAGCTGGTGAAGAGCTGGCCAAGATAGACCACCCTCTGGTAAAGCTGGTGGAGGAGTACCGGCATGTGCAGCACCTCAAGGATTCATTCTGCGATACCCTTCCTGGGAAAGCTGATACAGGGGGTAGAGTCCATCCAACTATAAGGACAACAAGGACTGCTACGGGCAGGTGGTCTATGGCGGACCCTAACTGCCAGCAGATACCCGTCAGGACCGAGCTTGGCAGGGAGATCAGAAAGGCCTTCATTGCAGAAGAAGGTAATGTCCTTGTGGCCATAGACTACAGCCAGATCGAGCTAAGGGTAGCTGCCCATCTGAGCCAGTGTCAGAGTATGATGCAGGCCTTCAAAGATGGCAGGGATATTCACACAGAGACAGCCAGGAGGCTCTTCGGGTTGGTGGATGTGGAGCCATCCCAGAGGTACGCTGCCAAGACCCTGAACTTTGGGGTCATCTACGGGATCACGGCAGAGGGTTTCCAGTCTCAGATGCAGGTGGAGGGATTGGACTGGTCTGTAAAGGACTGTGAGCTGTTCATCAAGGAGAGCAACCAGCTGAGGCCTGAGCTGTGGGTCTGGCAGGAGGAGACCAAAGCCTTCGCCAGGAGGAACGGGTATGTGATGGACATGTTTGGGAGAAGGAGGTTGCTACCGGAGATACTGTGCCCGGTTAGATGGATCCAGTCCTCGGGGGAGAGGGAAGCTATCAATATGCCAGTGCAGAGTGGGGCACAAGGGCTAATAAAGCTGGCAATGGGCAAGCTCTGGCAGTTAACCGATACGTCCGTTATAAAATGGCTGCTCCAGATCCATGATGAACTCCTCTGGGAGATGGATCAGGGGTTAGTGGAATGGTTCAACGGTTGGGCCATCCCTGTGATGGAGGGTGTGGTCCAGCTCTCGGTGCCAGTGACAGCAGAGGTCAAGACAGGGTTTAACTGGGGGGAGATGAAGAGCGGTATTCAGCAAGGAGGATAGGATGGCAACGAAACCAAAGGAAGCCACAAGGATCGACCACGAAGCAGTAACCAGCAGTATAGTCCTGTTAAGGGGACTCAGGAAAGCCAAGAAGGCTATAGAGGAGCAGGAGAAGGAATGCTCAGACTCGGCTAAGGACCTGATGGAGGAGTTTGGTCCAGGGAGGTACACCGTACTACTGGAGGATGCTACGGAGGCGGGAGAATACACCTTCTCCTTCACTGAGGTTAAAAGGTCTTCCCTGAATAAGGACATGCTCCTTGACGCTGGAGTGGACCCGGCTATCATAGAGAGGTGCACCAAGCAGAGCGTGTACAGGTACATAGGAGAGATCAAGCTGGGGTGAAGGGTGATGTTGCCAGAGGATGTTGAGGAAGTGCTGGGGGAGAATGACGCCTGCCTGCTGGAGCCACGGGACGAGTTTGGAGATTTGATTGAATAAATACAGATTAGTTGACCTCTTCTGTGGCGCTGGTGGCCTCTCGTTGGGCTTTGAACAGACTGGCAGGTTCCAAATAGCCGGTGCGATGGACCATTGGAATCATGCCATAAACACTTTTCGCCACAACCACCCGGAACTCCCTGCAAGCTCCTTAATCAATGAAGACGCAAATGTCATTGCTACGGCAGGATTTGATGACGGAATTAAGTCCATATGGGAGGAGGGAGGCCCCGTAGATGTTGTTGTAGGCGGACCACCATGCCAAGGGCTTTCGCTGGCCGGAAAGCGAATTACGGATGACAGTCGAAATCAATTGTTTAACGCCTTCGTAGCAGGCGTGGCCAAACTTCGTCCCCGCGCGTTCGTAATGGAAAATGTTCCAGGCCTTCTTTCAATGAAGAGCGGATTCCTTAACACAGCAATCATAGATGCATTTCGTGAGATAGGATATAGATTATTCGTTGATTCCGCACCGCTGATATTGAAAGCAGAGGACTACGGGGTTCCACAGCTGAGAAGAAGACTTTTTTACGTGGGGTTTTTCGATGGAGTGGCCAGCAGGCATTTTGAATGGCCTCCCAAACCCACACATAGTTCCATCAGTACGGAATCAAATCCAGCGATAACAGGGCAGTTTGGATTTGACTCCCGTGCATTCGATAACGCTTTGGAGATCGTGCCCACTGTAAGAGAAGCAATCTCCGACCTCCCAATCATTCTTAGTGGTGAAGGCCGGGACGAGATGGACTACCCTGAACAGGGTGCTCCACTAACACCTTATCAACAACTAATGAGGTCGGGACCGATCAATTGGACTCCACGGGTGTACAACCACGAGGCTCCTGGGCACACCCAAAAATTAATCGAAATGATTCAGAAGGCTGCCCCAGGTGCCAGCGTTGACCCCAAATACAGCGATTCCAAAAAATGGGATCCTGAAAAACCAGGGTTCACAGTCAAGGCTCTAGGCGCCGGAGGTGGAAGCACCAATAGACGGGCATTCCACTACGATCCAGATACTCCGAGAGGGTCTACGGCGCGAGAAAATGCCAGGATTCAATCATTTCCAGACTGGTTTCGCTTCACAGGAGCGAAGACCCATCAGATGACTCAGGTCGGTAACGCTGTGCCACCACTGTTGGCCCAAGCCATTGCCAAAAGCATCGCGTGCTCGTTGGACGCATCAGGGTAGGGGCGCTCGAGATATGCAAGATTTCGACTACATGGATGAAGATGTTGCATATTTACTAGGTTTGTACGATGCCTGCATAGTAGGGATAGGCTATAGGTTCAGCTCAGGGCCTCTGGCAGTCTACTCCATTCCCATGGTGCTTAA